ATTTTTTGTAATGTTTAAAATTAGTATCCTGAATTTTTCTCTCTACTTTGACGTCAGGAATTTCGTCAAATATACTTTTTTGATATGTCAATACTTTGGCATTTTTTTTACAATCAATCGATTTACCTGGTAAATCATAGTCTAAATTTGGTTTCATATTCATGGTCTCAAACTTGGTAACAATGAATCAAATAGGCCATTCTGAATAAGCATTCTTAACAAAATATTATCGCCTCGATAAATACCTTTTTCCATTAAATTTTTCTCAAGCCTTTTTATCTCATTGGTCAACTGCTGACCTCTAACAGTAGCCTGATATTTTTGCATAAAAGGAGAAGTTTTGAAACTTTCACGATAATCGCCTCCTGCAGGAACTTCCAAGCCATGTAATAATTTCAAAATATCAGCCTCGTATCCTGACTTTTGCATTTTATTGAACAAGGTCTGACCAAGATAGGTATTCTCAATTTTTTTGCCACGAACAACCTCTTTAGTAGCATCAACCTGAGCTTCTTTTTGCCTAACATCATGGTACATTCCAAGAGTATTGAGAATATCCGGTAGTTGAATTTTTGGAGCTTCCTGGGAAGGCATATTATATTTTGGTGTCTGTGTAGAAGTATTTCCGACAGCACCGGAACCATACACAAGGTTGGGATTAAGGCCAGCCGCTTTTAATCTGGCCATCTGGTTTTGTGGATTATTATATTCATTGGCGCGATTCCACATCTCAACATCCTTTTGGTGAGACCATTTTGCCAACTTCATATTCTGAATATTAGTCATAGCCTGGGCACCAAAATTTGTAAGTGAATTTAACTGGTTTTGTCTATTACTTAGACCGGACATTAGTAGATTCATCATTTTTGTTAACTTTTAAATTATTATAAATAGAATCTTGTTGTTTTAGTAACTCTCTGAGAAAGAAGCATCTGGCGTTTACCGCCTGAGCCAAATCAGTAAGCTGTATAATTTCCTCTTTCATTTCCTCAAATGTAGGATTTTTTTCGTCTTTTTTTTCCTCTGACATATTTTTTAGTTTTTAGTGTTGTAACTTATTGACACAGAAAGGAGTGTCAATGCGCACTTATTTATCAAGTATGAACGTGCGCGCGAATAACATTTTATTCGAATTAACAAAATCAAGAACGCTCCGCTTTTTGCATGAAAAATATTCAAATTTTTCCGTAAGAGGTATAACTCTCTGTTGTTGAGACATTTGCGGAAAAACTTTCATTTTTTTCACGCCATTTATTGAAGTCTCATTTTTGTAATTTAGAATCATTTTGAATTGTATTTGTCATTGAAGAAAAGCCTATTTTGAAAATTGAACGCTCCGTTTAACTTTGCTATTTTCTATAAAGAAGACGGCCATATGACCGCCTTCGTTATGTTCGTTTTTTACTGCGTTTCAACCTCACTTTCCTCAGTTGTTGTTTTGGCCGCATCTTTTTGTTTTTGGATTTCAGCATCCAACCAGGCTTTTTTCTGTTCAAATTCAATTTGCAACTCTGTCAAGTCTGCCAAATCGAAATCTCCAAGACGAGTTGGGTCGAGATCCTCAAACGTAGGGTCTTCTTCGTAGGTCCCTGTTTTTGCGATAGCGGGCATTCCGCCGCTGGTAAATCGCATGAGTAACTCTTTAATTGTATAACTCTGGTCAGGAACCGTGAGACTTGGCTCATTATTCGTCTCATAGTATTCAGGATGAGGAACATAATTGTATTGATGATTAAAATTCATAATTCAAAAATTAAAGTGTTGGTACATTGAAATAAGGCATTGGCCTGATGGCTTTCAGGTCATTATAAATCTGTACATATAATTTTGGTACTTCTACATCAGTAACAGCAAATACACGATGAGTAGGATCTGCTTTTACAAAAGCAGAATTAAGAGCAGGTTCCGAAGTAAATTTTCGTGACATATGCCAAAAATCAAGATTACCTTTAAAATCTCCATGACAAGATGAAGGTATATGTTTGTACTCAGCATACCTTGATTGATATCCAAATGTTTCCTGGTCATCATCATCCCAGTCGGAATAGAGCTCTCCTTTATATACAGGTTGTTCACCTAATTGAGCGAACTCAGGCCAATAATAATCAAACTTATCTGACTTATAAAAATGCCTACGAGTACCTTGTAGGTAACTTGTTTTTGGAAGTACCGAAATAATTCCGATAACATAACCGTGCTCTTCAAAAAACTTTTTGAACTTATGTGTATTTCCAACCGATACACCATGGCCTGCCATATTTCCCTGTGGTGTTTCCGTGTCAGTGGATGAAGTTTGAAGTACTTCACTTATTACTACGGGAGATTTTCCACCTCCGAGATACTCAGGTCGTTGCAGCCTGGCATCTGAACTTTTTACGCCAAAATGTGCCAAAATTTGCTCGATATAACGAGACCCTGAGCGGGCATTTCTTTCAAGCCATCGTTGAAGCTTTGTAGCTCTTCTCAATTCTTCTATTGTAACTGCATCAGCTTGCGACATATCAGTCTCGAGAGTACCGTTTGGATCATAATATACGCCGCTGTAATCAGCATTTAGGGCACCAGAATCTCCGGCTGCTGTATGTAAGTTAGCATCACCAGGCGTTGGAGGCGTATTAAGTCCTGTAAGTTTTATTAATGCATTCTGCTGATGCCCAGCAACAACCTGAACAGGTGCTGTGCCGCCAAGCGGCAGACTAACATCACCTCCTCGTTGTGTCCAGGGCAACGCAGACGTAAAATAATCCTTTTCCCAATTACGCTTTTGCATCTCTCGTATATCAACACCTTCACTTCCAGAGACCGCACCACTTGATTTCGATACATTTAATTTAGGTTGCAAATTTTGGTCACGATAATACTCGTTGTATATCGTTGCATATGCTCTGAAAGGAAGAGCGTTCAAACTATGATTAATAGGTAAACTGCCTTCTGGTATCGTAACACCAAGATAGTCAGCCAGAGTGCCGCGTCCTAATAAAGTGCTATAATTAGTTCCACTTGATAGAACAAAATAAGGCCTCACAGGTTCTTGTTCACCATCCTCACCACCGGTAATGAAATCTTTCCAAGCATCCCATATTAGACGATATGGCACAAAGAAAAAATGCGTATATACATTCACCCGGTGCATGACCGGCGATACCATGGGAGCCAATCTCATCATAACTTCCGTATTCATCTGAAATGTGTCTCCTGGAACTACTTCCTCACAGAGAATTGGAACCAAATCTCCCATATTCATAGAAAATTTTCGCTCGTGTCCTAAGTCGAATACGTTCCGTTTTGGCTTGTTTCCAAGCACTTGGTTAAATAATTTTGCCATAATTAAATTTTTGAATTGTGTTTTAAATTGTTTTTTACAGACCGCTTTTTTTGCTCTTTTCGGTCATTTTCGAGCCTAAAAAATTCGCGTTTTTGCTCCTGAGTTAATTCAGACCACTTTGCATCTGATAACTCCTGATAACGTTGATTTTGTTCTTTACGCTGATACTCATCATAAATTTTTTGTCGGAAATATCGGGGAAGTCTCTCTTTCCTACCGTCTTGTTTCACAACATAATTACGTGATATATCGGAGTGATGCCAATCAGTCATTTTTTCTATATAATGTTTTCCAAGTCCCTTTGACATCAAAGAAAATGGTTTTTCAACAAATTCGAAAAAATCATCATTTTGTTGCTTTAACATATATTTCAAGGTGTACTTTATACTTTTCGACGTGACATCACCGATGTGAACAAATCCCTTATTCCATGTTTCCATTACGTCTATCTGAACTTTTTCCTTCGAACCTGGATAGTTAAATAAAATCATATGGTAATGAGGACGAAACGTTTGCTCGCCATATTCACCACACAAATAATATTTCAATTTATTGTTCACTTTTTTTCGTAATGATTTCATGAATAGTTGCATATCTCTTTTGTTGATAGAATGATTTTTTGGCAGATGTTCGTCTGAATAAGTGATGGTTAAAAACCATGCTGATTTTGCCATTCTTAATTCTTGTTCTAACCTGGTAGACCATTCTATTCTCCTATTAGATAAACACGCTACACATCTTCCACATGGAACCGTTATTCTTTCTTTATTAGAATCCTTTGACGGGTCTCTAATTGAAATAGGGCTGTGACACTGCATAGGATGCGTTTTAAGACACTTTCCTAACTTTACAATCTTATACCACCACGTGACACACGATAACGCCTTAAACGGCGTCCAGTCGATTTTCTACCATAGCTACGTTTGTAACCTCTCCTGTAACTTCCTCTTTTACGAAAACTTCTTCTTCTCATGATTAAATTTTTTGTAATGTTTAAAATTAGTATCCTGAATTTTTCTCTCTACTTTGACGTCAGGAATTTCGTCAAATATACTTTTTTGATATGTCAATACTTTGG